CTTCAAATGGATCTAGTATATTTGCCTGCGAATATTGAACAGTCGAAACCGCCTGTTGTTCAATATTTTGAAGTGTTTCGTTACTAGATTTGCTCAGCAGTGTAACCATTTGACTTTCATATTCATCATCGTATTCCATATAATGCATATTACACAGCTCAACAGAATCACAAGTACAAACTCTGTATAAATCATAATATTGTTGATCATACCAAAACGAACGCACACGTTCGTCCAAATAATCTATTGCACTAGAATTATTTGGGTAGCAACCTGTACAATTTTCATCACAACCATGAGTGTGTACCGTGTTCATACTAGGACAATGATCATTAATCCAATAACCATACCCCATTTGGTAATCTTCTACTATTGTATCTCTAGCTTTTCGGATAAATGGTATAAAATATTCTTCTTCATCACAAGAAGAATCTCCTTGACCATAATTTGAAATATATTCAATTAAATCGTTAAACTGTTGTTCTTGTTGTATTGTACCACTAAAGCCTATTTGGGCTTCAAAAACAGTCTCTTCGATTTCGCGCATTACTTCCATTACTCGCGGGAGAGCAGGATTTTGGGAAATTTTTCTCTCCGAAACTGGAGCCTTAAACTCGTCCTGATCAAAAAACATACGCGTGTAGAGATTAATTTCTTTTCGCATATTTCTAATTTGTTGTAATGAGAAAAATCCATAGTCTATAACTTCTTTATTATCTATCTTGATATCAATACAAAAGTAAGGTACTTTATACTTTACATAATAAAAAGTACAATCAGGTGTTTCCAATGTAGAACTTATTCCATTAGTTGTATCCAATTCCTGACCTGTTTCTTCTTTAAATTCCCTATAAGCACAATTCAAAGGAGTTTCATCTCCCTCAACTTGACCTTTGGGAAATCCCCATTTACCTTTGACATCATAATCTCGCCCCTTGACTAAAAGGTAATGATCATGATTCTTACCACCCTGTAGTTGTAAAACTACACCGGCTTTTTCTTTTTTCCACGTCACTTTTTTCCTTTTCTTTTCTCCACCATTTTGTAAGCCATTACATCTTTTAGGCTGATATAAAATATCACCTGTCATCGATGTTTGGCTAAAATTCGTATCATAAAGATCACGAATGCGAGTATCATAAAGATCACTCTGGG